ATTAATTTGATTCCTTATTTCATCTAATGTTAAATCAAAGATTTTATCGGTTAAAGACAAGTATCCAGCTTTCGGAAAAGTTATATAATTTAATTTTTTTAGAACGGTAATAAAAGATCCACTTATTTGAAAATGTGTATGAAATTGTTTATTATTAAATTTTCTAGCTTCTCCAAAAGTGAAATTCTCTATTAAATGATTAATTGCTTTTTCTATTTTGATCTTAGTTATTTCAGTTCTTTGTTGTCTGTTCATGATTATTTTTTTTATAGGTTTTAAAATAGGATTGTAACTCTGTCAATTTTATGAAATACAGGATTGCCAACTTTTGGCATTAAAACAAACTTAGGCAAACTTCTTTCGCCATACCAAGTTTTACCATTTCTTGACTTATGATAAGTAATACCTTTAAAAAGCATTTCTAATTGATCATCATTCCAATATCCATACCAAACAATAATCTTTTGAATTGAAGCATCAATTAATCCTTTAAATTCTGTGTCTCTGATTGTAGCTTTCTTGTCATTTACAGAAGCTAAAATGTGTTTAATTTCCATTTTTGTGTTTTTAATGTTTTTTAATTGGTTTCATTTGATAGTGTCTTTCATATATGTGCATGTTAGCAGCATAATGATAATAAGTCCCGACAGGAATTGATAGTTCTTCAGAAACTAATTCTTGGAGACGCGAAAAACAATATTGATCATTACAAAATCCATATACTAGATCATTAGATCTCATCAAAACTTGCATATACAACTTTTGATTTCTTATATGAAAATTGATAGCGTATGTACAAGGAGTGTCTTTTGAATAAAGATCAATCTCTTTGCCATCATAAATAGAAATACTAGCTCTTCTGGTGTTCGGATCTTTTCTAAGCAAGTCAATAACTTTATCTAATTGATTAGATCTTGACCACTGATAACCGTAATTGCTATTTACATTTCCATTTTCGTCCATCATTGTAGACCATATCTTAGCTTTTTTGCTAATTTCTTCGGCATTAGGATCTCCGGATAAATACCATTGAAATTCTTCTTCGGCATAACTAGGTTTCCATTTTCTCCAAGAAGTAGTGATATTTCTGTCTAAAGGATCTACTATTTCTATTCCTACGTTGTATAAAATTTTTGTTCCATTCATTTCAGCATCATAGTTTTCCATGATAGCGTCATAAACATCTTCAAATGCTTCATTGGCATTATAATACAATTTGTTCAACATAGATATTTGCTTTTTTTAGTAAATCAATTCCATCTAAATTCCTGTAAGCTTCAATGAAATAAACTTGTTGTATACCTGACTGTATGATCAGCTTTGAACAATCAAAACACGGACTCATAGTACAGTATAAAATAGCTCCTTCACTTGAATAACAAGACTTTGCGCATTTAGTAATTGCATTACTCTCTGCATGTAATACATCATTCTTAGTAGTATTATTACATTCTTCACAGTTATTATCAAATCCTTTCGGAGTTCCATTATAACCAAATGAAATAATATTACCGTCTTTCACAATGATGGCTCCAACTTGTGCCCTTTTGCAATAAGAAGCTTTTGAGACTTCTCTTGCTAATCCTAAAAAAAAATTATGGCTATTTTTCATCTTTTACGAATGTTCCATTTATCATTTTACCAGATCTTGCAGCAATCACTGAATATGCAGAATTAATACAATCTTCAATTGTAGTATTTCTAAATTTCAATTCTTGTACATTAGATTCTAGTTCTTTAGGTATTGCAGCTAATTCAATTAAATTAGTAAGAACAACAACGCAATCTCCGACCGCATCAATTGTTTCTTCAGGATCAGACTTCAAAATAGCTTTTCCTAATTCTCCTACTTCTTCAATCAATTTAAGCATTTGAGTTTTAGGATCTCCCTTTTCATAAAGTCCTCTTTGTCTTGCCCAATCTCTTATTGGCTCAAACTCATTACTTAGCTGCATTTCTTATTTGTTTAGCACTTACTAACTTTTGTTTTCCGTTTAGTTTTACAGTGTGAAATGTTTCACCTGTTTTAGGATATACATAATCTCTTACATATTGTCCGGTGTGGATTTCTCCGTGTTTATTTCTAAAGGTAATGTCTTGACCTACTTGAAATTGTTGTGTTGCAACTGGTTGTTGCTCGGTTTTTACTTTTTTAGTTTCCATAATCGTTTTTTTTTAAATTGTTATTGTTTTTGTTTTAATACCCATAATGTATTTCTAGAATGTTCAGGAAACATTGGAGCCATCAAATTTGAAAGAAGGTTACTGTCATAATACTCGTTAAGAGCTGAATACATCTTAGCTTGCCAATCAGAAAGCTTTGGCTTATAATCTCTAACAGATGCAAAAGTTCCGAACTTTTTTTCTACAGTGAAATATTTTTCTATATGTTGTTGTAATTCATCATGAGCAAACTCATGTATAGCAATGCCTCTACCATCTCCGGAATCATATGTATGATTTCCAGCAGCACCTACTTTCTCATCATAGTTAGGTGTAGATAAATAATACTTGGCATTTGAATGTCCGCAAGATCTGAAATTCAATAAGAACTTATCTATATTTTGTTTGCCTACATGTTCAGCTACTTCAAAAGAACAAACTTTATCAGCATTGAAATTAAAATCCATAGTAGGAATGATAAGATCTTGATCATAAAATTCTGCCCAAGTTACATTTTGATACTTTTCTTTAGCTTGCTCGATAGTTTTTTTACGAATATCAAGCCCTACAAATCTTTTACATTTAAATCTATTTCTATAAAGGACTTCAAGAAGATTTCCTTTTCCGCAACCAAAATCAACGACTGTATCATCAATCTTAGCTTCTTTAAGAATATGTGTCCATCTTAAATAATGTGCAAATTGATCTCTATGAAACACGTGTCTTTCAAAAGTTGTTTCCGGATCTAGGTCGGTAGTGTTGTACTTTTTCATGTAGTGATATGGTTTTTTTATAAATAATTAAAAAGTTAGAGAGCAAGTTACATTATCTTTTTCTGCTATAATAAAATTGATATCTTTTTCAAATTTTATTTCAAAATCTAATTCTTTTAATTTATTAAGTAATTCTTTTGTAACATGCCCTTGTAAACGTAATTCACGTTCCCAAATAGCTATGGTGTAAAAATCATTTACGTCAAGGCCTAATGTTAGTAGTTTTTCTAATTGTTCTTTCATGGTTTTATTTTTATTTGGTTTTAGAATTTAAATAGTCATTCATCGAAGCTAAATAAGCGATAGCATCTAGAATATTGTCTTCTTTATGATTATAAGATTGTCTTGATAGTTTTAAAGCAATCAAAGCTTTGTACATGTCATCGGCAGTAGCATTTTTACCGGTCATTCCTGAATAAATACTTGCCGCTCTTTCCATGCCTTCGATGAAAGGACCATATTGTCTTTCTTTTTCTTCAGCTCTTTCATAAACTATTTCATGAGCTTTTTCAATTATGTTTTTGTTTTTTTCTTTTTTCATTGCTCTGTTTTGTAATTATTTAATTCTTTGATCTTTACAAGAAGCTTTTGTTTAAATCTATTATCCGATACCCAATCAGCTTCATCAATAAATCTTATATGCCTTTCATTTAATTTGTTACATCTATGAAATAGCACATATTTAATGTAGGCGTAAGATATATCATAACATTGAAATAAAAATAGCTTTAGTCTCATTTTTTCTCGGTTATAGATTAATTACTGGTATTACGTAATCATCTGATTCTTCTTTTTGATAAAATAAAGCTCCGGCATTATTACCTTCATCGTCCATAGAAGGATAGACCAAAGTACCGTCATCAAGTTTGAATAAAATAGATTTCGCGTACCAACCTAAAGAATTTTGCTCTTCATCGGTTAAATAACGTACTTCAACAATTTTTCTGTTTAATAAAATGGCTTTAGCTTTTTCTGCGCATTTTTGTTCAATCGTGTTTTTAATGTTTTCCATGGGGTTTGTTTTTTAATGATTATTTGTTTTGGTTATAGTTTTGGTTGTAGTATTCTTCTGCTTTAACATTTGGTTTATCAGTAATCCATAGAGGTTCATTATAAGAAGATATAATTTGGTCTTTTTCTTTTTTAATATATTTTTCTTCTAATTCGTCAATGTGTCCTTGTGTAAGCATAATAGCTCCCATACTTATATGACATTCAGTAAAAGCTAAACTTCTTAGCTCATCAATTAATTCTTGCATTGCTGTTTTCATAGGTTATTTTTTTTGGTTAAGTTGATATACTTTTTCTATTGTAAATTTGGAATAGGAATCAAAGTGATTTGCTGCAAATTCAATGGCATCTTGTTCACTATCAAATTCGTAAGCAGAGCTTATAGTCATATACGACTCTAAATCATAAGCAACATAAGAGTTATCACGAAGGTCTTTAATTACATAAAAGGTGTTCATAGGTTTATTGGTTTAATTGGTTTAATAAAGTACAAAGTTGATTTAATTAATTTAATTAATATTAAGTATAAATACTCAATCTTATATTGTTTCTGGTTTATAATTATCATTATAATACTCATCTCTGCTATAATGTGGTAAAGTTGGGTGGTTTATGGGTGTTTCTTGACCATCAGAAAAGGCTTTTTGTATCTGCTCTTTTTCTTTTTCAAGATATTTGGATTCTATAATAGCTAATATGCCATCAAAAAAAATCATTTCTTGTAATGTTTTACATTTTGTCGTTTTAATGATTTCAAATTCTTCAATCAATTCTTGCATTGCTGTTTTCATGATTATTTTTTTTATTGATTATGATAATAAATTAATACAGGAGGAATAGAAAATTTGCCTAACGCACAAGATACAAGAATTTTAGTTCTATTGATCTTTACAATTGTGCATTTTAAATTTGCTAGTTTAGGGTGATTGACAAAAACAACATCTCCAACTTGACATACAAGCTTATTTAATTTAGCAATCAAATTTTTCTTTTGAATAACAGCTTCTTGTATATATCTTAAATCGTCAAGATTAGATTTTTCAATTAATGTTTGCAATGTAATTAAGTCCATTCCTTGAAGACCTTGTTCTTGTAC